TCAGTAAATAGCCCTAAATCCGATTCCTCCTCTAACATTATTTCCTCTAGTGTCATATCCGGCATTTACTGTCATACCAAATCTTGTGTTATCTACACCAATGTTAAGATCGAATTTACCATTTTCTCTTCTATTTTCCTTTTCATTTCTCAAATTATACCAGTCAGCTGTTGTATATCTTACTCTTGCTTGATTCAACTTATTCAATTTACCAATCTCATTTTCATAAGCTGCTGTCAATCCTACTGATAACTGAGTTCTTACTGCCAATGGCTGAATATATTTAAATTCTAGTCCTGCTTCAGGTTTTACTGAGAAGTAGTCGTTTCCTTTAACTTCTAGCCGCATTTGTCCAGAGTTTTCCTTTATCTCGTTAAATCTTCCGTATTCCATCTTTAATGCTCCGTAAGGACGTAAATGTGTTCTTTCACTCATTCTTATGTCATATCCCAACTCATTTTTTAAAGCTGCTCCATAAGAATTATATGTAGATTTTGCTTCAAATGTATCATCTACAACCCAGTATTTACGGTGCATATTGTTAATTCCACCAAAAATATCTCCTGCGATTGTCCATTGCAGTGCTCCATTATAGTCTTTTCTTGGTGACATTGTTTTAAAAATTCCAAGTTTAATCATTGTCTGATCTTCTCTTGATTTTCCTAGATCTTTAAATTTAAATCTATTTGTAACTGCTCCTACATACCATCCGCTTGATTTACCTATTTGAACTTTTTCATCTTCGTGAACATAAACAACTCCCCAAGCGTTGCTATCATAATCTATTACTCCAGCTGTGTTAGTCTTGTACTCATCCTTCATTCCAAATACTTTTATCTTGTTGTTTTGCTTAGATGGATTTCTCCAGTCCTTCCATAAATATTTGAATTCCTTGTCTAATGCATTTCCAGTTGCGTTTATTCTTTGCTGAGTATTTGAGTATTCATAACCTTTCATTTCATTTACAGCCTGTGCAAATATGTGTGGTTCTCCTTTTCCCAAGTCATTTAACTTATTGAAAATTTGTTTTTCCCTCGAATGAATACCTTCAACTCCGTATCTTTGTTCAAGCCCATCAAGGAAGTGTTCTGTATCAACATCATTTTTACTTGCAAAATCCGTATACGGTATTTTTACCATATATACTGTTTTTATCGGTGCCGCTATATTTCCAGATTCTACTGGTTGTGCTATCCAAGTCAAGCTTGCCGAATTTACATTTAATGTAACTCCTGTTGATACAACGCTTGCCAATGCATCATTATATGGTTTCAAAATATTATCTCCAATTTGAATCGCTTTTGCATTTAAATATTTAGTAACTTCTGTACCCATTATTAAGTCAACATCTGTCAATCCAGATAAATTATTTAATCCTTGAATAGGATTTGTATAATTTATTCCTGATGTATCCACATACATTCCAATAGTTGATATTTCCCCATTTGAATGTGTGTGATTATGATCCATCTTTTCTGTTTCCAGATTTAATTTTGTTACTCCAGACAAGTCAGTTATCAATACTTCTGGAGCTTCCGGTGAAGCTATATTTGTATCAACTTTTACTGGTGCAACATCTACACCATCTATTGAAATTGAAACTGGGCTAGGCAGTGATGCAGGCGGAACTTTTACTATTGCTTTTCCCGTTACTTTTTGGTCAGTTGCTGTTCCTTCTAAATATGGTCTTGTTGAAACATTTCCTGTTCCATGTGCTTCATAAGGCACATAACTTGAATCTGTTACATCTCCTCTGAATGCGTACACTCCAATATTTTTACTTCCAACAATATTTATTGTTCCATAGTTTTTAATTACTCCTCCATTTGCTACAACAACTCCCTTTATTCCCGTTCCATTTGTAGTCGGTGTTGTTTGAATAGTTCCGTAATTTTCCCCAGTTGCATATCTGTCAATATACATTCCAGTCGTATTATTTCCGCTCAAGTTAATAGTTCCTTTATTAATTGCCTTTGAACCAGATCCAACTGCATACATTCCAACACTATTATCATCTGAAACATTGATTGTTCCATAATTTTCTATTGTTCCTTCATTTGTTGAAACCTTTGTAATTTCATTGTAATATCCAGTTGCCATTCCAATTCCATATTGCTTACTGGTTACATTACTTGGACCTACTGCAATTACTCCAAAATTCTTACCGTTTCCCTGTGTAGAATAAATCCCAATATTTCCAATACCTGCTCTCAAATCAATGCTTCCATAATTTTCTGCATCCTGTGAAGAATAAATTCCATATCCATTATTCTTATCCATTACAATATCAGATTTATTTATAACCTTTCCACCTAGGCTTTGTGGCGCTCCAGAATAAACATATACTGATTTTTCTCCAACGTGAATAGAATTTGCTGTTGGATTTATTGTTAAGTCTGTTTTAGCCTTTGAAGATGTTATCAAATATCCAAATGAATCTGTATCTCCAACCTTCATATCAACAGATGATGTAACTGTTGTCACTTGTGGATTCTTGCTATCATCTGCAATATAAACTCCAACAGAATTATTATTTGCCACATCAATCTTTCCGCCTGTAAGATTTACATTCGGACCTGTCGAATAAACTCCAACCCCGTCATCAGCCACATTAATCTCACCAGCAGTCATATTGACATCTTTTCCGTAAATTCCATAAGAAGATTTTCCAACATTAATCTTTCCAGTATTTGCAATAGTTGAAACCTGATCATCAATATACATTCCAATAGATTCATTTCCAGCAGAAGTCGCCGCAACATTAATTTCTCCGTTATTTATCAAATCAGAATCATTCGTTCCATACATTCCTGCCGACTTAGTACCATTAACATTAATCTTACCGCTGCTAGCATTTGTAATTATACCGTTATTGGCTCCTATTCCTACTGAACTGTTACTTCCATTAATTGTAATTTCACCTTTATTTACACCACGTGTATCATTTTTAGTTCTTATATCAGAAGGATTTGTTACAACATAATTTCCAAAGCTATTTTTATCAATACTATTATTTTTTACAAATATCCCAACTGCCCCATCATTATCCATGGTAATTTTACCAGTTGCACCATTTTCAACATTTACAGTTCCAAATTTAGTTCCGTTATTTGTAATCACATTACTATAATATGTTTCATCCGCCGGATTTATCGCAAGTCCTGTTTTCGAGTCAATTCTATAAGAAAGTCCTAAAATACCAATTGATTTTTTACCTCCAGCATTTACCTTTCCATCATTAACTATCTTCGTGCTATTTGTTCCAAATATCCCAATAGCCTTGTCATTTGGATTATTTACTGTCCCTTTTTCAACATTTACAGTTCCTGCAGCATTATTATTAATATATCCATAATCTACATACAGACCAATTCCACCTCTATCAGATCCAACCGTTCTATCAGTCGATACCGTACCACTATTGCTAATTCCTGTTGTATCATTATCCTTTGTCTGTGCACTTGCCGTTACTGCAAGACCAACAGGAGTTTTAAGATTAACATCTATCGCCTTCATTTGCGTATCATCCAGTTCAGCCTTAACAGAACCTGCTGTAGTTACATCAATCTTAGAGTTTTGATACAGGAATCTTTTAGCAAATACTTCACTATCTGTATCAGTACCTGAATTATCAGCCTTATCAACAGCTGATTTTATGTTAATTTGAGCATTATCCACAACTGCATATTTATATCTAGTTTTTCCATTTGTACTTCCAACACTTCCAACTCCACCAATCAATTGGTCTCTTAATCTATCAGGAGTGGCTTTATTTTCAACATTTACAGTAACCTGACCCGATATTCTCCTCAAATCTGCAACTATTACATCATCATCAAGTATATCAATACTTGTATTAGGATTAACTGTTATCATATTCGGTTTATCTTGGTAATATACATATCCAACAGCTTTTCCATCCAATACTAATTTAGCATCACTCATATTAATAGCACCAGAGTTTTTACTTGTAGTATTGGTATAAAGTGCATATCCTTCACCTTTATATTCAACAGTCGCACCTTTCAAGTCAATCTCTGCATTACTTAATGATGCCACATTAGTTGCTCCATTAGTAACTTTTATCCAGTTATTTTGAGCATTTATTTTAGCTTTATTATCAGCAAATAACCCAAATCCTATAATTTTCTTAGCATAGGTATCAATTCCACCTTCTATAGAAATATTTGGACCATTTGCTACTGATGGAACAGAAGTTCTATTAATTGTTATCACAGCTTCATTATTAGCATAAGCAGCTCCAACATTATCGGTAGAAGTTGCATCAGTTGCTGAAACTACACGATTTGGGTCATATACATATTTTGAATCATTAATCTTAACTCCATATTCAAAACCTGTTCCATCAGTTGTTCCAATTATTGAAGGATTTGAAGAAGCTGTACCATTAACAGTAATTTTTGCATTTTTTTCTGCTATGATTGCTATTGAATTAATTGTGTTTTCAGATTTTATAGCATTTACTTCAACACTGTTTCCTCTATTATTTCCATCCCAAGCATAAATAGCTCTGTTTCCTCTATCAGCATTTGAAATTCCGTTAATCGATATAACATCTCCTATTACAGAACCATCTGTATCTTTAACATCACCTGAAGATGCTTTACTTCCACCAATAACTATTCCAGTATTATCAAATCCACCATTTAATTCAATTTTCCCTGCTCCAAGTTTAATTTCAGCATTATTACTTGTTAAAACTCCGATACCATTTTTAGAATTTTTATTTATAGTTATTTGATGTCCACTTTTTATATCTTTTACATCATTTGACAAATCAATATTAACAGATGAAAAAATTCCATACGAACTATCAATGTAAGCATCATCATTATTATTCAAAAAATAATTTCCATTAGAATCTCCTATGCTAACAGCAAAATTACCTATTATTGGTCCTGGGTCACCAACAAATAATTGAGATTCTGTATCTTTAGGAGCATATAATCCTATATTATTATCTCCATACATAATCATAGGTGCCCAAGTCCCATTTTTAGTCACATAATCTGTTAAATTTTGTGTTCTAAAATCAAGATTTGTAACTTTAATATATTTACTTGTTTTTAGATATATTCCAACATTTCCATCACCATATGAAATTATTTTATTATTTCCTCTTGCTCTGTTTACTATAGTTATTTCTCTTGGATCATCTTGATCATTATCTGGTAATCCCAATCTATTATTTTCATAATTACGTTCATGAAAACTTCCATCATGATTCCATCTGACATCTCCATTTGGATTCAAAAAGAAAATTGCCGATTTTTTACTGTATAAATTTATTTTCCCAGCATTATAAAAAATTTGAGGATTTCCAGCTTTATCTATTTCAGGTGAAACTATAAAAACTGCAGAACCTTTATTATTTGGATCTAAAGGACTAACTGATACTTCTCCATCTTCTGTATTTATTACACTAGCAACTCTATTTTGATCATCCCAATCATGATCATAACTATTTGTAAAAGAGGCCTGATCTCCTTTTATTATTATTTTTCCAGCATTAATAAATGTTTGTGATTTTGTTGAACCAGTTGTATTCTGAGCAATTGTACTCACATCATCAAAATTAGGGACTACCGAGGCTTTTAATCCTGTAATTGCTAATAATTTCCCTCTTTCTGTTGAAAAAGAATTACTTCCATGCATATCTAAATGAGCTAGTTCTCTGACATAATTTCCTCCAGAGCTATTCGTATATGTAAATGTAGCTTGATTTAATAGTGTTGAACCTTGACTAACTGGACTATCATTAGTCATTCTTAAAAATCCAGATTTAGAATTAGAAGCAGCAACAGTTCTACTTGGTACAGTAATTTCTGAATTAGGAGTAAGAATATTGGTAATCCCACTTATAATGTAATCTGATGTCATATTACCTGTATTAAATGCATTTTTTACTCTATAGCCAGTATAATTATATTTCCATCTACTTGCTGAACCTGGATCTAATCTTTCAACATTAAAATCTCCACCCAATATAGCAACTGATTCTATTACACCATTACTAGCAGTATTAGCATTATCAAAGTGTGATTCTCCCCAGTTTGAAAGTGAACTTGATTTCATTGAAAAACTCGGTGTATTAATTCCTTTCATAGGCGAAATAGTCGGAGCTGTTGGAGGTGTAACCGTTCTTGGAGTAAATGAAGGCAACTCACTTATATCCACAGCCATTGATACATTAGCATGCTTTACTTTTGGTATCAACGGATTAAGTGTTGCTGATACTGGGATTGAGGCATTTGGCTCTTGCTTTAATCCTAGTTCTGTTGTATTTCCGTAAAGAGTGTGAGGATATGCTTCGTATTTGGTTTTGCTCATTGTTTTGTCACGTTCGTATTTATAGTCGGCGGTTTTGTCTCCACAGCCTTTGTATGAACCTTGCCAGCTGTTGTAGAAACCGTTTATTCCGTATTGCCAGCTGCTCCATGGACTTTTTACAACATGATCTCCTTGCTCCATTAACTTAACTAATTCTAAGTTTGTCTTTTTAAGCAATTTGTTATTTTCATGCCTTGCAAACCTAAAATCACTTTTTATGCTTGTTATTGACGTATTAATCGCCTTTGTCTGTGCTTGGATTTCATTTTCAGCCGAAAAAAGATTAAACGAAACTCCTGTCAGTTCGATTAATCCAGTTAGTAAAAAAGTTATAAGGGCTGATTCTGTATATTTGAAGTTCTTCACTCTTTTTGCAAAAGACTTCAATTCTTTCTTTAAAACTCTCAAATTATTTATCATAATTCTACTCCTTTTATATTTTTTCTTCTACTAATTTTCATTTAAAATTTATTATTTAAATATAGAATACCATTATATATTTAGTAATATGATAAAAAAATAAATATTTTTTAAATATTTCAAATTAAATTTCAAAAAAACAATAGATTTTATTAATGATTAGCAACAAAATTTATACCGTTTCCCATTAAAAAAAGTAGAGGTTTATTTTAATTATTTGAAAATAAATATCAGGTTTAAACTGCTAAAAAGATTTATAATATATTCATTATTTAAATGGGGTTAGTATCAAATTTATAATGTCTTTGAACATTGTTTTTTCCAAAAAAAAAATTGCCCTAAAAAAGGCAAGTATTATAAAAAATTAATATTAAATTCTATTTAAAAATTGAAATAAACTTTCTTTTGTTTACTTGCTTAACAACTAATAACAAGGGGTTTCACCCCCTGTAAAATATATTATTCTAAATAAGAAATCATAATTTAAAAATTTTTCAAACTATTTTTTCTTAGTTTCTTGAAATTTAGCCCAAATTCAAATCGTTTCTTTTTAAGATAATTACAATATTTATTTCTTTTTAAATACCTTATTTTTAAAGGTTTCAAATACCTGTATTTATATTTCGCTTTCTTCCTAACATATTATCTTATTTATAAAAATTAGGGCAAATTTTAGGGCAAAAAACTCTAACGATATTCGAAACACTACTAGAGTTATTATAATCTTATTACACTTTTATTTTATCATAGATAACTTGAAAATACAATGGAGTTAAAATGAAAAATTTAAAAATCAAAAACTTAAATAAAAAAGATATTCAAAATTTAAAAGAAATTAAAATTATAGAGCTGGAAGAAATGAAACTTCAGGATCTGAAAATTTTGAAAGTTAAGATTGAAACAGCTATCAAGAATATAGAAAAAGACTAGAATAAAAATTCTAGTCTTTAAATTTAAATTATGCATATTTCTTTAATATTTCATTTGCTAATTTAACTTCCATTTTTTTATAAACTTTTGTGTCAGCATAACTTATCACTGTTGCTTTTTCAATTATTTCAGCGTGTGGAACTCCTTTATGTCCACAACATTTTAAAGCTGAACCAGCAACACTTTTTACCAAACTATTTGTTGATTTGTAATCTGGTTCCAAAATGTGCCCTGCTAAATTAGCTATTTCTTTAGTTCCCATGAATACCTCCTATTTTTCAGAATATTACTTGAAAAATAGAAGTTTTTTTGTTATAATTTATTAAAGTGTATTAAACAAAAATCTTCTATTTTACAAGATTTTATAATAGTTTTACAAATTTGCCGTTTGTTAAACTATTTTTTTATTCTACAAAAAAAGATAGCCATTTCTGACTATCTCCCAAACACTTTGACAGCTCTTTCTTTATCTTTATTCTCATCAATTACTCTTTGTCTATCAAATCCAGCAATAATTATCAATGCCACTATATTTGTTCCTATCAAAAGCAACATATCCTCTTTTTTTGATTTTTCTTCGATATTATCAAAGATTTCTTTATTACTTTCACTTTTTAACCTGCTTCTTAATAAATTCAAGTTCTGATGTCTTTGATAATTTCTTAACTTCAATGTCAAAACTGAATTTAAAAATATAACGGCTAGCATAATAAACGCTAATTTTCTACTTTTGCGATGCTTTTCCATTATCATCACCTTTATTCTTTTTGACAAACCCCAGCTTTTCCAGCAGTAATTCTAAAAAGCCTGTACTAATCCCATATCTTTTTTGATTTATCGTTTCCAGCAATGCCTCTCCAAAAAATCCAAAAACTGGACTCCACGGATACAGGTACTCTGCCGAAAAATGTCCTATTATCTTGTTTAAAGACAACGTTATTGACATAGTCATTCCAGCAACTGCTATTCTTTTCAAATATGGCTTGACAGGCTTGTTGTCAACCATTTTTTGAGCCACTACACCAAATAATACTCCGCTAAAAAATAAGATCAAGAAAAGTCCGTGATTGTCAATTATTATTTTTAAGTCCTCTATCATTTATGCTCCTATAGTATGTTTTTGTTCCCTGCTTTTTCCTCATCAAAAATTTGTTGCAACACAACTTTTAAGTCAAATGTTTTTCTAGCTTCCTTTAAAACTTCTGTCAGAACTTCTTCGCCAATTTCTTCTGCGAAGTCAGGAATCCATTTTCTGTCAATTGATTTTTCTTTTTCCAATAATTCTTCTAATTTATCCCAGAAGCCTTCATACACCTGCTTAAATTTTTCTGCTCCAGCTTTTCCTTTTGCAACTATCTCTGTTTTATAGATTAAAGTTTTTCCTAATTCTAAAATTTTACCTGTCAAATATATTTTTGCCGCTAATCTATCCATTTTTATCACTCCTATTTTGTCATTTTTATTAAAATCAATTCTAAGCCACCTAGCAATCCCTGCAGTCAATTTTGTCTTGCTAGGCAGCCTTTTCATCAAAAAAGTTTTTTAATGTTCTTATACAGCTTATAATAAAGCTATTTTTTAATTGTTTTTCCAATAATTCTTTACTGCTGCTATGTAATATTTTGCAAGTTCTTTTTTTGTTGCTTCCAATACTTCCATATCATTTTTATTTGTTATGAATCCACTTTCAACGATAAGGCAAGGCGTTGCTGTATAAAACAGCAATGTCCAACCTCTATCCCCTTTTACACGTGGCAAGATTTTTCTATCTTTCAAATGTGTTGCTTCAATGTTAGCTTCCTGTAAAAATTCTGCCAGTTCCTTACTTTTCTTTGAACTATGCCAATAAAGCATCTCTGCTCCATGTGCTGTTTCATCTGCCGCATTAAGATGAAAAGATAATGTTATATCCCCTTTATTTGCCAAACTGTTAATCTTGTTTGGCAATTTAGAATAATAATCTTGATATACTACAACATAATCTATACCTTGCTCTTTGCATTCAGGTGCAATATAGTTATTCACAAAATCTTTATTCCAAGCATGTTCCTCAAATCCATTTCCACATGCTCCAGGATCTTTTTTTACTCCGCCGTGTCCTACTTTTAAAATCACTTTTTTCATCTAAAACATCTCCTTTAAATAATTTTCTTTTCTGTCTACTCTGTTAAGCCAGCCTGTCAAAAATTTTTTCTGTGACGGCTTATTTGCAGCCAATACTCTATAATATCTTCTCTGCAAGTCGTGATATTTTTCTAAAAATTTATTTTCATCAACTTCATTCAATGCTGCTAAACTTTTTTCTCCTAAAATTCCGTCCACTCTTAAATCAAAACCTAGTTCATTCAATGCAGCCTGTGCCTTCTTAGCTCCCCAAGCTCCGCTGTTTACGATGAAGTCACATACCGACAATGCTATCTTGTCCGATTTTAAAGTGTCAAGCCCATTCTTATGATAATATTTCTTATCATAAATATCTCTAGCAATAGATAAAGGCATATCTCTCATATGACCTTTATATCCATATCTCCTAGCTTCTTCTTCAATAATTCCATATTTTGTTTTTCCACCTTTGTCGTACTTGTCATCAGAATATCCGCCTTCAACTTTCAGCAGATAGTCAAATATTTTCTCAAATCTGTCCATTTAAATCACTCCTTTTCTAATTTTGAAAAAAATCACTTACATTTAACTTTAACATTTGTTCAATATTATATCGACTGATTCCCGCTACTGCCATTTCCTCTGCTACATCTGCAATCTCTATGATATCCTGTATTTTTTTAGACAAAATTTTTAATTCAGTTCTATTCAACTCAATGAATTCAACTAATCCTTTATCATTCAAAACTTTTACTTTCTCAATTTTATCTTGTTCTAAAGTCCACATTAACGATATTTTTAGAGACAAACTGTTTCTATTTCTTTCGTTATTTTCAAATGTGTATTTTTTACCAGCTTTTTCAATTTCAAGCGGCTGATTCAAAAAGTTTGATTTAGCTTCTGCTAAGTCTTTCAATGCTTTTTCCCTTAACTCTTTTAATTTTTTGTTCAATAAATCATTATCAACTTTCCAAGTGTGAGAGTCTTTATCCCATACACTCCACTCGTTAGGCTTTGCAATAGTTACTATTGTCTCATTTTCTTCATCCAAATAACTTCCATCACTTAGAACTGTTTTACCAGATTTTATTTTTTCGACTTCAGTCATTTCTCTAAGTTCTCCGGTTTTTGAATTGATAACTGGATTATTCAACAAAGTTTCAGAAAATTTCATTGTTTTTTCATCCCAAAGTGGATAAAATAAGTTTGGATTTTCTTTAAAACTTTCTATTGTTGTTATTGTCGGTCGTGCTATACACTCTAACGAATTAACTGAATAAATATAAACTATTGTCATTTTTATCACTCCTTATTCTTTATTTTTTGTTATTCATTTCTATGCAAATTGGCTCGGGCTTATTTGACTAAGTAATCAGTCCAACAGCTATCCAATTCAAAGAGATAGCTTTTGAACTTTTAAAACTGCAGAATCTGTTGTTTTGAGTGGTTAACACTATTAAATCGGTGTTAACCCAATTTGCAATAGTAACAATCGGTAAAGTTCCTTCCGCAAAAGGAACTGGATAATTTAAAGTTGCACTGCCAGAAGGATTTTCAATGTACCCCCATTGAATTAATGTATGTCCAACTCTAGTAAATCCTGCACGTTTTTCGTATAACTTTTCTACTTTGTCCGAAATCGGCTTATTAGAAATAGCTCTAAATTTTCCGCTATCGTTGTATGTCAGACTGTTGTCTTCGATACATTCGTAGTAAAATTTTGTAACGTTATCAAAATAGCATTTCCCTCTAACTTTATCCCCTGCATCTTGTATATTTCCAGCAAATTCTAATCCCATTATTTCATTTAACCTCGAATCAACGTTTATCACAATAAATTGACTTCCGTTGTATGTTAATTCATAAGTTTTGTTTGGCTTGAAATCACCTGCTTCTATTTGTTTTAAGTTTCCGTTGTACTCTTTTAAAATTGTATAATCATTATTATTCAATCTTAATTTTGTTGTTGAATTAGTATTTTTAGAATCAACGTTTATTCTTAATTTTAAGTCATTGTTTACCCCAAACTCATTTAATCCGTCTAAATTACAGACATAATAATCTATATTTAAATTCGTTGTTTTATTTGCTTGTAAAGTATGTACATTCCCAAGTTGTAAGCCGTCATAAATTTCTTCCGTTTCAGGTGTTCCGTTTTCTCTAATGTTCCCAAACGCTGGGACGATACTTTTTATTTTATTGTTCCCTCTGTTAGTTTCTTCCACTTCGTAATGTGTAGGAAACTCAACTTGCTGTGCCTTAAATTTTGTTAATTTTGCCATTTTTCCTCCTATTTCAAATCAATAATATTATCTTCGCCCAAATCAAATTGCCCTAGCTTATTGCGACCAAATCGACCAAATCGTGAATAAGCAAAGTTGCAAACTGGGTTTCTTTTAGCTTCATTTTTAATTACATTTTGACCTAATGTTTTTCTTCCAAATCTCATTCCAACTACATAATTATCCAAGCATTTGTGTGTATTCACTTTTACACCACCACCAACAATACTGCCTAAATCCAGTTCGTCGATTAGTGAGTAATCGTACTCTTTATTACTTATAAATTTAACATCATATAGAGCTGGTTCGTTGTCTGTATTTACATTAATCGTTGGCGTTAATCCAGTAAACATTTCTCCAATATTACTGATAGTTTCAAGGTTAGGAACTAATTTATACTTTCTCATCGCTAATTTGATTCTGTTTCTATATCTGTCATCAGTCTGTCCATTCCTCAGAACATCAAATTTTTTTCCTAAATCATTCAAAAATTCTCCGTTTGCATAATCTACTAAATGTTGTTTTTCAATTAAATTATAAACTCTGTCAACTTCATCAAATAATTTTGATATTGCTTTATAAAAAGAGCTTACATTGCTATTCTTTTTAAGCCACCACGGGCATTTTGACATCATATAATCAAAATTACTCTGCATATTCTGCCACCTCATTAAATCCTAACTCTAGCACCTTTTTAAATCCGTTTGTTTCATTTTTAAACTTAAAAGTGACATCTATATTAAGTAATCTGTCAGCTGAATAAATCTGCCTAATATACTCGCTTTCACAACGATATGATGTAATATAATCACCAACTTCCACACTCTTTAAGTACTCTTTTACAATATCTTTTAAATTATCTAGCAAGATATTCACACCCTTGGCTACAGTAAAATCGATGTTCACTTCTATTTCTCGTTTTTGCGGTCTATAAAACTTAATTTCTCTGTCTATACCTTGATTATCTTTTACTGTTATAACTGTATCGCCATTCATTTGTATAGCCTGATCTTTTTTTTTCCATATTGCTTTTGCTATGTCTTCATTTCTTCCGCCATCTACGATTAAAACAATCGACTTTGGCTCTAATCCTTTACTATCAACTGTCATTGTTTTATTTTCGTCGGCGTAAACAGATTTAACACCTTCCTGTTTTAATACTTCCGCTCTTATTCCGTCTAGATTCCATTCGCTTTCATTACGACTTAAAAACCAACGCTCAATGTATTCATTATCACTTTCTTGCTCCTGTCCACCAGCCACAATCTCATTTTGTTTAAAATCATAAACTCCATTCACGACTTTTACTATCTTAATAATACTCCCAACTTCTTTATTTCCTTGCTCTCCTGCTGTGTCGCAAATAAATTCAAAAGTAGTTTTATTGTTCAGTGTTCCACTTTGATTAAGTGTGTATCTTGTCCCATCATTTGCCTCAAGTATTACATCACCTTTTTCGAGATTTACATTAAGCCCTCCAATTAATTCGATTTTGACAGTAGCACGACTTTCTTGTTTCCTTTTAAAAAAGAATGGACTATTTGCTAAATGCTCATCTATTTCAATCCCTTCACAATTAAGCAAATTCATTTTGTCAGCTTGAATCTGTTGCCGTTCCATTTTCTCTCTTAAAAGTCTAGCAACTGGATACATCAGCATATACCAAGCACTTCGCTTGTCATTAGAATAATCAGCTTTTAGCAATGTTTTTAATTCATTATTTAGAATATTCATATTGTCTTGAACTGTATTAACTTTTATTCTCGCCAACCTATCCCAACTCCTTTCATTAAAGTTTTTCCGTTATCATTAAAAATAATACCGATATTAACTTTTAAATGCCTATTCTCGTACTCATATACTTCAACATAGCATCTACTTAAATAGTCTCTAAAATTATTCAATATCTTATCTCTAATATGCTCTAACACTTCATTTTCATTTCCGTGAGTTCCAAATAACTTTTCAAAATTTAATCCATATTTAGTGTCGTATTCGAGTTCTCCTTCACGAACATGTAGCATTAAAACAATTTGCTGTATCACCTCAAAATATTTTTCTTTTGCTTTAAAAAATTGCACATCACCATTTTCAATATACAATTCACCAGTTGCATTATTCAATTTAATATCCATAAATCACACTCCTTTACGGATGAATGTACGGAACTCCGCCTTTACTTGTTCCACTCTCTGTATCGACTGTTTTTGCTTTCACTTCTCCACTCTCTATATTCCCAGTTTTGATGTTGCCTTCCATTTTTATGTTTCCGTTTATTCCAATAGACGTTGGCTCTGTATCAGGATTAACATCAGTTGGAATATAAAAAGGCAAGGCGATAGCATTTGTTAGATTATGCCTTTTGTTTGTATTAACCGCCGTACTTTCTTTTGTGATATATCCGCTAGCATCTCTGCTTAAAATTAAAATCGGAACTACGTCACCAGTTTTAAACTTGACTTTTAAATTAAATTCTTTATTTCCTAGTTGACACATTGGAACATGCAAAATAGGAGGCAATTTAACGTCCCTAAATTCTGACATTGGTTCAACATCCACAAATCCGTTTCCGTGTACTTTTGTTATTTTAGCAATCAAAGATGTATCTATTTTCCCAAGCATTGCTTTCACATATTCTTCCATCATTTTTTTCTACCTTTTCCTTTACTTCTCTTAACTTGAGTAACTTTTCCTTTTTTATTTTCTTCCTTTTCAATCTTTTTAATTTCAGCATTATTTTTCTTAACATCCGAATCGTTATTAATTACTCTTACCTTTAAAGTCATTTTGAAATCACTAATATCACTAATCTCAACAATTTGGCACATCGTTGAGATTTCGTTACTTATTAATTCGATTAAATCACCTTTTTTTAAATAATAAATTAATAAACATTTGACTTCATAATCGTATTTCAATTCTTCTTTTTTTTCTTTTTTATCAGACTTTTTTGTTTGAGTGTTATTTTTCGAGTCCTTAGCTACACTTTTATTATTTTTTTGATTTTTTACTTGCTTTTTTTGTTGCTGTTTTGCCACTTTTTTTCCCACCTTTTGATGTTTTTTTACTTCCTTTTTTGCCTTTACTTTCCTTCGTTTTTTCCACTTTGTAACTGATTTCTTCAACATTTTGTGGCTTAGGTTCTTCTAAAAGTCCGCTTTGATAACTTAATTTGATTACTTTTTCAGTATTGATCTCATTGTGATATATGTAAATAAAATCATTCTTTGTTGTCATTTGACTGTCACAATCTTTTACGATTTGACCTATCTCATAAAGACCACTTCCTAATATGCTTTCCCCAATGCTGTAAACTTTATCATTCTTTAGTTCACACTGTTTAACAGTAAAGCCACATTTACTCGCCAAGTCATTAATAATTGTACTTGCTGTTGTGTTTGGAGCATAAGCCGCACTTACTAATTTTTTAAAATCCGCAGGAACTTCACGACATTTTAATTTTAAAGTTCCCTTTTCCATTTCTTTTCTTGTAATAATTCCGCTCGCTACTTCGCCAATATCCGCTCCGTATCCAGCCACAAGTCTAACGCTATTTTTTAATTTGATTTTAGCTACCGTTGTATTCGTTAAACCCTTAATTTCTATATCAAACTCATTTGGCTCCTCGTTTACCGATTTGTAAATCCATTTTATTTCTACACCATTTATTACGGTCGGATCCGTTAAGCCAAAATCTTTTGGAAAAATAAAATTCAAAGCTCCGTCATCTGTTTCAATCTTTATCTCTGTTCTTTCTAAAAATAGTTTATTAAACATTTCCCTCTCCTGATTCAAATATATCAAAATATTCTAAAAAAATAGTTTCACAGAAATTCTCAAAAGTGATTGGGACTTCTTTTTTGTCAAAACTAAGCGGAACAATGTAACAATTTAAAAATTCATTATTAATGTTATTATTTTCATCTTTTGCTATAAACCAGCCAATCGGTCGACCATATACAAGTTTTTCATTTTCTAATAACAGTTCACCGCCTTCATCCATAACATCAATATAAATACGATTGTTACTTTTAAAATGCTTTATTCTTAACAAATATACCTCACTTCCGCTTTTAAAAGTAAAAATATAAGGTATTTTGTTTTTGTCTATTTCTATTCTCATTTTAAAAACCCCTTATATTCAATATTACTTGTTTTTGTTCCAGCAATTCCTGTTTTTTGTTCCTCTCTTAATGTTGTCAGTTCTGTTCCTAATATGTCACCCTTTCTCATTAAATAAGCAAATTCCAGCACTTCAAAATCGATTTCAAATTCTAATGCCGATTGTGTTTTGTAGCTCCTTGAAACTTTTGTTATTATCATATCTTCTATTGTTTCAACAGTCGAAATAGTACACAAAGCCTTCTTTTGCCACAATTCTACAATTTGCTCGTAAATACTCTCAGCATTTTTAGTAACTAAATCACTTAAAATGACAGAAATACTATATTTTCTGTTACTGTGCGAAACATTACTACTTATTAGTGTGTTATCTCTATCTTCTAACGAATGTGTTTTAACACTGCTACTTCTTTCATCACTTTTAATCTGTACCCATTCAAGAGCTATATCATTAATCTTACATCGTTCAGCTTCTTCAAAAAGTGTAAATCCAAATCTGTCTCCAAAAAACTTGTTTATCTC